TACGATATCAATCAAATGAAAATCTATGCGTTGGACATTGAGGTTCAATGTGAGAATGGATTTCCTAATGTAGAAGAAGCAGCAGAAGAAATGCTATCAATCACCATCAAAGATATGGTGACTAAACAATATTATTCTTGGACAACAAAAGAGTTTGATGCTCCCGAAGGTTTAATATTAGATGTCTCTTGGACAGAACAAGAAATGCTTACTAACTTTTTAAAGTGGTGGGCAGAAAATACACCAGATATTCTAACAGGATGGAATGTAAATCTTTATGATATGCCTTACATCGCTAGAAGGATAAACCGTGTACTAGGTGAAAAATGGATGAAAAGTTTATCCCCATGGAATCGTGCAAATGAAAGAGAAGTATACGTCCAAGGTAGGAGGAATTACGCTTATGATATCTCTGGTGTTAATATCCTTGATTACCTCGACTTATATCGTAAGTTTACATACTCAAGTCAAGAGTCTTATAGACTCGATCACATTGCCTTTGTCGAACTCGGACAAAGAAAAGTAAATCATGACGAGTATGAAAACTTCAAAGACTTCTATACATCTGATTGGCAGAAGTTTATGGAATATAACATTCAAGACGTTGAGTTGATTGACCGTCTTGAAGATAAGATGAAGTTGCTAGAACTAGCAATTACAATGTCGTATGATGCCAAAGCAAACTTTGAAGATGTTTATAGTCAGGTTCGCATGTGGGATACGATGATATATAATTATCTTACTGATCGTAAGATTGTTGTTCCCCCTCGTAAAGGAGCAAAGAAAGATGAAAAATATGCAGGTGCTTATGTCAAAGAACCAAAAGTGGGATGCTATGACTGGGTTGTTTCTTTCGATCTCAATAGTCTGTATCCTCATCTCATTATGCAATATAACATCTCTCCAGAAACCCTCTCAGAGACTCGACATCCCAGTGCGAGCGTTGAAAGGATCTTAAATCAAGAGATTGATTTTACAGGTGAGTTTGCTGTATGTGCAAATGGTGCCCAGTATCGTAAGGATATACATGGTTTCCTTCCCGAAATGATGCAGAAGATTTACGATGAACGCACGATATATAAAAAAAGAATGCTTATTGCTAAACAGGAAGATGAAAAACGACCAACCGAAAAACTCAAAAGAGACATCTCAAAATTCAACAACATCCAAATGGCAAGAAAGATTCAACTTAATTCTGCCTACGGTGCTATCGGTAACCAATACTTCCGATACTACAATCTTGCGAACGCTGAAGCGATCACACTCTCAGGACAAGTAAGCATTCGTTGGATTGAAAACAAAATGAATGAGTATCTCAACAAGATACTCAAAACTACAGGAGAAGATTATGTCATTGCTAGTGATACTGATAGTATCTACCTCAATCTGGGTCCTTTGGTTGAGGCTGTATACAAGGGGAGAGAGACAGATGATTCGAGCATCGTCACTTTCCTTAATAAGGTGTGTGAGGTGGAACTTGAAAAATATATTACTAGTTCTTATGAAGCGTTGGCCACATATGTAAACGCATACGAACAGAAGATGATCATGAAGCGTGAGAACATTGCCAACAAAGGTATCTGGACTGCCAAGAAAAGATATATTCTCAACGTGTGGGATAGTGAAGGTGTTCGTTATGAGAAACCTAAACTTAAGATCATGGGCATTGAAGCAGTTAAATCTTCTACACCTGCAGCATGTCGTACGTCTATTCGTGATTGTCTAAAAGTTATTATGAATGAAGATGAGGAGTCTGCACAAGAATTTATTTCTGAATTTAAAGATCATTTTTCTTCTCTACCCATTGAAGACATCTCATTTCCCAGAGGTTGTAATAATCTAAATAAGTGGTCACACCCTGCAACGATCTATGGCAAAGGGACACCTATTCATGTAAGAGGGGCATTATTATATAACTTTTATAATAAGAAAAACAAACTTACCCATAAGTATCCCTTAATTCAAGATGGAGAGAAGATCAAGTTTGTCTATTTAAAAACTCCAAATAAAATCAACGAGAACATCATTAGTTTTCTAAATACGTTCCCAAAGGAATTTGGACTTGACAAACAGGTGGATTATGATCTACAATTTGAGAAGAGTTTCTTAGAACCTATCAAAGTGATCATGGACGTCATTGGTTGGCAACCAGAAAAAGTAGCATCACTGGAGTTTTTATTCTCATGAAATATGTTGTTGAATACCAAAGAGCATTTGGTATACCAGACAAGAAAGAACAAGTTTTTGACGATGAGTCAGAAGCAAAATGGTTTGAACGTGCAATGAAACGCACAAACTTTATAACAAAACTAACGGAGGTTGAAGAGTGAGTTTTCTGAAGAGCATTGCTAAAGAAATAGGTAATGAATATGCAGGACTAGTATCTGATGGAGTTTCTGCAGGTGATACAAAAGATTATATTGATACAGGTTCTTACATTTTTAATGCTCTAGTTTCTGGATCAATTTATGGTGGTGTTCCAAGTAATAAGATTACAGCAATTGCAGGTGAGTCATCAACTGGTAAAACTTTTTTCTGTCTTGGTATTGTTCAACATTTTTTAGACTCTGATCCTGATGCAGGTGTAATATATTTTGAATCTGAATCTGCTATCAGTAAACAAATGATTGTCGATAGAGGTATTCATGCAGATAGAATGATGATAGTTCCTGTATCTACTATCGAAGAGTTTAGAACTCAATCGTGTCGAATACTTGACAAATACATGGAGCAGAATGAATCTGATCGCAAACCTATGATGTTCGTATTAGATTCTCTTGGTATGCTTGCTAGTAATAAAGAAGTTGAAGACGTTGCTAATGATAAGAATGTCAGGGATATGACAAAAAGTCAACTAATTAAGGGCGCATTTCGTGTTCTTACGTTAAAATTAGGTAAAGCAAACGTCCCTATGCTCGTGACTAATCATACATATGATGTCATAGGGAGTTATATTCCAACTAAAGAAATGGGAGGTGGAAGTGGACTCAAATACGCTTCATCAACAATTGTATATCTATCAAAGAAGAAGGAAAAAGATGGTACGGAGGTTGTTGGAAATATTATCAAATGTAAAACCCAAAAGTCAAGACTAACAAAAGAAAACTCTCAAGTCGAAACTCGATTGTATTATGATCGGGGACTTGACCGTTACTATGGACTACTTGAATTAGGAGAAAAACATGGAGTATTTACACGCAAAGGAAATCGCATCGTTGTTGGTGATAGTTCTGTATATCCTTCTGCAATACTTAAGGATCCAGAGAAATATTTCACAGAAGAAGTGATGGATAAACTTGACGAGGCAGCACAGAAGGAGTTTCGTTATGGCAACTAATCTTACTGACTACATCAAAGTTTATGATGATATGTTTGAGGAAGATTTTTGCAAATCTGTAATTAAAACTTTTAATGAATCAGATGTTACTCGTATAGATAGAGAACAAAGACCTACCTTTAATGAGTTTAATATCTCACAAAGGTTTATGGCACAAGATCCTGCATGGATGAGTATTCAAAAACATATACAGACAGTCTTTATTGATATTGTCAAAGTGTATATGAATGCTTTACAGTGTGAACCTGATTTTCCTGCGAAATATTCTTTTGAAGAATTTAGAATTAAACAATATGACAATAATGGAAAAGATCAATTTAGAGATCATGTAGATGTAGGAGATTACAATTCTGCTCGTAGATTTTTAGTATTGTTTTTATATTTGAATAATGTTGAAGTTGGTGGACAAACAAACTTTCCTAGATTGGACTATGCAGTTTCACCGAAACGTGGTAGTATATTAATATTCCCTTCTACATGGCAGTATCGTCACTCAGGAATGCCTCCTGAGTCTGATAAAAAATACATTGTAGGAACTTATTTACACTACCTATGAATCTTGAAGTCACGATTCTTTCAAATCTCCTCTATAATGAGAAGTATGCAAGGAAGGTTATCCCTTTCTTGAAGGTAGATTATTTTACCGTACGTTCTTATAAGATTATCTTTCTTGAACTACATGAATACATTAGTCAGTATGATGCACTACCATCTTTAAATGCACTTAGTATAGAATGTCAAGAGAGAACTGATCTTACAGAAGAACAGTTTAAAGAAATTGTTGAGGTTTTAAATGTCCTTTCCGATGATCCCCAAGACCACGACTGGCTCGTGGATTCTACAGAAGAGTGGTGTCAAGAGCGTGCGATCTACTTATCGCTTATGGAATCTGTTAAGATTGCTGACGGTCAAGATACCAAACGCGATAAAGGTGCTATTCCGCAGATTCTTTCGGAAGCATTAGGAGTATCGTTTGATCAACACGTCGGTCACGATTATGTTGATAACGCTACTGATCGTTTTGAATATTATCATAGAAAGGAAGATAAGATTCCTTTTGATCTGGAGTTTTTCAATAAGATTACTAAAGGTGGTTTAGTAAATAAATCACTGAACATCGTTCTTGCAGGAACAGGTGTTGGTAAATCTCTAGTCATGTGTCACTTTGCTGCAGCAACTTTATTGCAAGGTAAAAATGTTTTATACATTACATGTGAAATGGCAGAAGAAAAGATTGCAGAACGTATTGATGCAAACCTTTTAAATGTTCCTATACAAAAACTTGCTGATCTACCACATCCAATCTTTGAGAAAAAGATTAAAACATTAGCAAAGAAGACTCAAGGAAAATTAATCATCAAAGAATATCCTACAGCATCAGCACATGTAGGACACTTTAAATCTTTGATCAATGATCTAGCCTTGAAAAGAAGTATAAAACCTGATATAATATTTGTAGATTATTTAAACATTTGTGCTTCCCAAAGATACAAGGGAAGTATAGTTAACTCTTATACCTATGTTAAAGCGATTGCTGAAGAACTCCGTGGTCTTGCAGTTGAGACTAATGTACCTATCGTCTCCGCTACTCAGACGACTCGTAGTGGCTATGGCAGTAGTGATATTGATCTTACTGATACGAGTGAATCCTTTGGTCTCCCTGCTACTGCTGACCTCATGTTTGCTCTTATCTCGACTGAGGAACTTGAAGGGATGAATCAAATAATGGTCAAACAATTAAAGAACAGATACAATGATCCTACTAT